ATTGCAGTGACACAAGTAGTGTTGAATAGGACTGAACACCCTAACTACCCAACAACTGCTTGTGGTGTTATCTATCAATCAAAAACTAGAATCAACTGGAAAGGTGTAGAAGTTCCTATAAGGAATCAATGTCAGTTCAGTTGGTTTTGTGATGGTAAGTCAGACGACCCAGTGGATAGTCCAACATGGTTATCCTCACTCAACATTGCAAGGAACGTAGTGCAAGGTGCATACGGAGATATCACTGAAGGTGCAACACACTACCATAGTGTATACGTTAATCCATATTGGGCAGATTCATTAAACGAGACTGTTAGAATAACAGACCACATATTTTATAAGTAGGAGAAAATTATGTACGATAGGGTAGAGCAATTTAGAGAGTATCTAAAGGATACGAATTATATTATGAATGGAGTGCAACACAAATATGCATTTCCAAATAATTATGGTGCAAGTGTAGTTAAACATGACGGAAGTTATGGTGGTAAGAGTGGATTGTGGGAACTTGCAGTATTAGATTACTCTATAGACAAGACTGGTGAATTGTGTTATACTAGTGGTATAACTGAAGATGTTATCGGACACTTGACATGGAAGAATGTCGAAGAGTTCTTATTAGAGATTAAACAACTATGAATTTATTTTACTTACACAAAGACCCAGTAGAATCTGCTACACTACATTGTGACAAACATGTAGTCAAGATGATTATTGAGTATGCACAAATGTTATCTACTGCACATAGAATGCTAGACGGAACACAATACACTGATGCATCTAGTGGTCGTAGGATTCAAAGGTGGAGACTAGACAACTCTAATATGGACGGTATCTTATACAAGGCCTCACATATCAACCACCCTTCTACACGTTGGGTCAGAGAGAATGCAATTCAGTATCAGTATGCATACGATATGTTTACTGCACTATGTGATGAATACACTTATCGTTATGGTAAGGTACACTTGACTGATACAAAACTCAGAGACTTACTCAATGAAATACCAAACAATATTACACTAGGTTCTTATTCAGAACCACCCCAGTGTATGCCTGAAGATGTCAAAGTTCAAAATGACTCTATCTCTGCATACCATAAATACTATGCAAACTACAAGAAAGATTTTGCAGTATGGACTGATAGACCAGTCCCACAATTTATGAGTATGGTATGAGAATGTTAGTTGAGAGTTATGGTGATATTAGAATCTTTTCAGATAGACCATTCGGTTATAAAAGATATCACGTTGAATGGGAAGACGGAACTGAATCAATGTTCAGTGGTATTTGGTATTCTGAATCAAAAGTAATTCAACTTGTAGAGAAACATATTCAAGACAAAGGTATATAATGCCAGCATACGATTTCTTAAACAATGATACAGGTGAAGTTGAAGAGCATATAATGTCTTACACTAAGTTAGACCAGTTCAAAGAAGACAACCCACATCTTAAACAACAAATACTTGGAGCACCTATGACTGTACATGGTCATGGAGACCGTGTTAAAGTGGACGGTGGATTTAATGATGTGCTTCAGAAGATTGCATCAACACAACCCGATTCACCTATGGGTGAAAGGTATCATAGGAAATCAGCAAAAGAAGTTAAGACAAGAGATGTTATTAAAAAACATGTTGACTTACAGGGTATTAAGTAGTATACTATATCTATATTATGGAAAATCAAATATCAATTTATGACCTAGAAGACTTGCAGAAGACAATGACTCGTGTGCAAGAAGACGGAAAAAGGTTTTATCAAACACCCGAAGGTCAAAGATACCCAAGTGTCACTACAGTCACTGGACTGCTTACACGAGACCACATTAAGTTGTGGAGAGAACGAGTGGGTGCTGAGGAAGCAAATAGAGTATCTACACAAGCTGCAAAAAGAGGAACTAAAATGCATTCTCTTTTTGAACAGTATCTAAGACAAGAAGAAGAAATAGTTTTTGAAAATGTATTAGACCAATCTATGTTTAATGCAGTACAACCAGTATTAGATGAAATAGTTCCCTTTGCTTTAGAAGCAGGTATGTGGAGTGATTCATTACAAATGGCAGGACAAGTAGATTGTGTTGGTGTTTGGGATAACAGACTTTCTATTATAGACTTTAAAACAAGTTCAAAATATAAAGAAGAATACATGGCAGACCCATGGTTCCATCAGATGACTGCATACGCAATCATGGTTGAGGAACTCACTGGAGAAGTCGTTGAAGATATAGTGGCAGTTGTCGCTGTTGATGGTGGGGGTGTTCAAATATTTGAAGCAGACCCTTTAGATTATGTTGACAAACTCTATGACCTTAGAAACCGTTATAGAAGTTTACACGGAGTATAGAATGGCAGAAGTAAAAGAATTTAATTTAGAAGGAGATTGGAATTGGAATAAGATAATCTCTAACGGTGATGAGTGGGTTGAGTCTCAAGCATACGATAGTGCTTATGATAATCTACTAGAGTATCTTGCAATCGATAGTGAGGAAGATGTGACAGAAGAAGTGTTAGATAAGGCAGACCATCTCATAGATTACCTAACAACACCTTATGCAGAAGGTGGTCTCGGTGTTCATGACACTAGTCCAACTTACTATGCATACTATAGTATAGTTAGGAATTGGAGAGACAACTTAGAGTGTGGGTATTAAGATGATTGAAGTTGGAAAAGAATATCATATCTACCCAAAGTTTAAAAAGTCCTACACTGAACGTGAAGTGTTTAAGAACAATGACAACGAAGATAGAGTAGTCATAGAAGCACTATGGAGAAGTGGTGCATATATCGTTAAGATTACTAACGAGGAAGAGAAGGAACAACTAGAAGCATATCTTTCAGAAGATGCAACTGGTGACATGGAGCCATGTGAGTTCGAAGAGAATGAATTTATAGAATCGTTTGACGAGTGTGGACGTGACTATTATATCCACCTTGCAGAAGATAGTGAAGCAGACGAAGACGAAATGCAAGAACTACTTGAAGAAGAAGGACATGATTGGTTATGGGAAAACAACTATGACTCATGGGATTGTGAACACTTCTTTGGACTACCTTTAATTGCAGACGAAGTAGACCCCGATAACAGATACAACACAAGGTTTTAATATGATATCAAGAAAAGAATTTACTGAAAAGGTAGAGCGATTACTCTCACGAGGAAAAGGTGTTGATGTAATGGGTGCAATAGTTAAAGTTTGTGAAGAGAATCAATTAGAACCTGAAAGTGCTAAGAGACTTTTAACACCACCTCTTAAAGAGAAGTTAGAAGCAGAAGCACAAGGACTAAACCTAATCAATCGTGGTAGGACTAGTCAAGGAACAATCACACGATTTTATGAGGAAAAGAAATAATGGAAATTAATGATATAGTCACGGTAGTGGCCACAAGTGGTGAATACATTGGTAAATTCAAAGGTTTAGAAAATGGTATTTTAAATATTGAAGACCCTAGAATGGTAATCTCTCATCCTAACGGAGACGGTGGTATGGGATTTGCAAGAGGCATTGCAGTCACTGGAGAAGAGAATCCAAGTGAAGTTTCATTCAATGAATTTGTATTTGTTGTTGCAACAAACCAACCTATTCAAGAAGCATACCAACAAGCAACTGGGTCTATAGTGACACCACCAAAAACTCCTACTATCATAACTTAATGACAAGTAGGGAAGGATACGATGCATACACTCTTTATCTTGGAATAAAATTACACTTCTATTCTAAAGACTATGACTTTATAAAGTATAATGGTAAAGTAAAGAGTGACATCAATTCCTTTCTAAAACGAAAAGATAAATTTCATTTTGGTAAGTTATTTAAAACTTACAAACAAGACTTACAAGATTTCTATATTGCAAATCTAAGTCTTAAAGACAGTTGGGCAGGAGACCTATTAGACAATGAATGTGAACGAATTTATAAAGAATGGAAAAAGAGACAACAAAAATTGTCATATATGTATGAAACAGAACTCTCTGATATCCTACTTAAAAGAAGTATACAAAAGGTATTGGAAGTAAAGAAAGGTCAACACCCTATACTATTAAAAGAATACATGGCAAAGAACATATCTTTAGAGACACTTTGTATAATGGATTCTATTATCGGATTCAGTTCCGACTGGGAGAGACTCATATCAGAGAAGATAGTCTATCCCGAAATACACATAAAGATTCAAAAGTATAAGTCTTTCATAGACTTTGATTATACAAAATACAAAACTAAAACAATAGAGTTATGTCAGAAATAACTATATTGGGAAACGGGCCTAGTAGAAAGGATTTTGATATTGACAATTGCATACATGAAGTATGGGGTTGTAATGCAATCTATAGGGACACTAATAAGTGTGATATAGTGTTTGCAGCTGATATGCCTTTACAAAAAGAAATTGTAGAGACAGGATATTATAAAGAAAACCTAGTGTGTTTTGCTGACATTGAACCCCTTCCAATAGAAATGTTGGAGTTAATGTCTGCAGGGTTTAACTACAGTCATGACGATATACGAATATCTAAAAAGGATAATGATACACACTTCATTGTTCAAGGTAATGAAACTTATACAGATTTTTTGGGATTAGTAAATCCTGAAATAATAATCACATACAATGACCCTATGTTTAGGAACTTGTTTACTGGAATGTCAGCATTAAGTTATGCTATGCAACAAGGTTATAAGACTATAAACATGGTGGGATTTGATGCACTGGAAAGTGATATTTGTGATAATATTTATGAAGGTAGTGCTAACTACGGGCATAAATATAATACCGACTCAACTGTTCTTGATGTTCAGAGGAGTCAGTTCATAGCACTATTAGAATGGTACTATGGAAAAGGTTCAGTATACTGGAAAAATCCTCTTGACAAAGAGGACGAAATCAAGTATAATGAATTGTCTTATTATGAAAGTAGTGAGAAGTGGATTTTAGGTTTAGGCCTAGAGTCTTTGATATAATGCGATACAATGTTAATACAATAGGAGAATACAATGTCATCATTAGATAAACTAAGAGCAGCCATGGAAACTGCTTCACCTACAGAAGGTGCAAAAAAATCCTACAACGATGAAAGGTACTGGAAACCTGAACTAGATAAAACTGGAAACGGTTTTGCTGTAGTAAGATTCTTACCAACACCCCAAAACGAAGAAATGCCTTGGGTCAGTTATTTTGACCACGGTTTCCAAGGGCCTGGTGGTTGGTATATTGAGAAGTCTTTAACGACTCTTAATAAAAAAGACCCAGTGTCGGAGTACAATACCCAGTTATGGAATACAGGTATTGAAGCAAACAAAGAGATTGCTAGAAAACAGAAGAGAAGACTTCACTATGTTTCTAATGTCTTAGTTGTTTCAGACCCTAAAAATCCCGATAACGAAGGTAAAGTATTCTTGTATAAATTTGGAAAGAAAATCTTTGAACAACTCAAAGAGGCTATCTCTCCAGCATTTGAAGATGAAAGTGCAATCAACCCTTTTGATTTAAGGGAAGGTGCAAACTTCAAAATCAAAATAAGAAAAGTGGACGGATACTGGAACTATGATAAATCAGAGTTCGATTCAGTTGCACCACTATTCGAGGACGAGGATAAGTTGAACGAAACATTTAGTTCTGCTCATTCTTTGACGGACATTATTGCACCAAATGAATTTAAAACTTACGAGGAACTCAAAGAGAAACTCGATAGAGTATTAGGTTTAACTGGTACAGTAAGTAATTCGACTGCAGAGTCAGTTGCAGAAGACCTAGACGAAGTGCCTTGGTCAAATGTAAACACTGAATCTGTTGCTGAAGAACCTGTAATCTCATCAGTAGAATCTACTTCTGAAGGTGAAGAAGATGATGCGATGGATTACTTCAAAAAACTTGCTTCTGAATAAGTAAGTTTTTTAAACGGGGGTGTTGACATATCATTATGTGTCCTTGAATAGTCAACACCGAACTGATAACGAAGGAGTGGGGTTAATCAGTAAGGGAAAGATTCTTGGGGTCAGAGCGGAAGAATCGGTTAAGAGCGGGAATGCTGTAAAGTGAAGGGGCGACTTAACATCTAATTTAAGATTATATTATGAAAAGTGAATACTATAAAAACATACTACCTTGGAATGAGAACGAGAGGGTTATTGACCAGTTTGGTTGGAACCCACAATCAGTTATCACTCCAACTAAATCGTCTAAGAACAATTGGGACGATGCATACTTAACTGCATACGAAGAGAAGAGAGGAGTTTGTCCTCGTCTTCCTAATGGTTTAATGATGAGTGAGTTTCATGCTGGTTTATGTGAGAACATAGTTCACTATTGGTCTATGGTTGGTGATACAATCGTTGACCCATTTGCTGGAAGATTGACACGTGCATTCGTATCGCAATCTTTAGGAAGAAACTATTATGGTTATGATGTATCTTCTGAAACAGTCGATAGAGTTAGACACGAGTTAGATAGACATGAACTCGGTGCAACCATTTATGAAGAAGACGGGTGTGAAATGAAATCAACACCTAATGAATCTGCAAACTTAGTTATGACTTGTCCACCTTACGGTGATATAGAAAGATATGAAAGTGCAGAGGGTCAGTTATCCGACCTAAGAAAGTATGAACCCTTTTGTGAAAGGATACAAGTTTGTGGAGATAATATAGAACGAGTTTTAAAGCCAGGTGGTTTTTGTGTATGGGTTTGTGGTGATTGGAGAAAAGACGGAGAATATAAACCTTTTCATTCAGATACTATAAATATGTTCACTAAGTCGGGTCTTAAATTACATGATATAATTGTAATGAAGAACGACACTATATTTGCAGCCTTACAAGCAGGTAAGTGTGCAAGTAAAAGATACACTGCAAAGGTTCATGAATTTGTCCTAGTGTTTCGTAAAGAAGGAGAACTAGAATATAGTTCAGATAAAATAAAAAACAGAGAGGAATCTTTAGAACAATTTTTTAAGTAATATGCCAGAAGTAAAACCAAGAATAGATAGGAAAAGTAATAATGTTGAACCATTCGATAGAATGTTAAGACGATTTAAAAAGGAATGCGATAAGGCAGGTATTGTTCAAGAGGTTAGAGATAGAAAGTATCACGAGAAACCTAACGATACTAAGAATCAAAAGAATCAAGATTTAAAAAGAAGGAAAAAGTTAAACAAGAAGCGAATGCAATCTGCTTCTTTTAGAAAGATAAGATAATGAGTAATTGGCATGGGGGTAAAGGTTCCAAGAGAAGGAACTCAAACGAAGAAGCCTATGCAGATAACTGGGAAAAAATCTTTGGTAAAAAGAAACCTGAAATTAAAGTAAGAAAAGAAACACCTAGTCATGGTGCATCACAAGTCCATTCGGACAAAACAAAATACAATCGTAAAAAACTTAAGAGTACTTAAGGTCTACTAGTCTCGCAGTATCATCGGGATTTCTAAAACTATGTCTACCAGTTTGTATTGTTGTATTTTTATTATTCACAACATTAGTATTCACACTAGTATTTCCGTCACTTAGTTTAGAGGACGAATCTAATCCAGTGTTTGAAGCATTCTTAAGAACAATTTCTGTAGGTGTTCCGTCATTCATAATACCCTTATACTTTTTAAGTGCAGCTAGAACCATACTTTCTTTTTGTTCTTTAGAAGCATTTGAACTATCAATCATTGCTAATTCTTGTGTTAAAGTTTGAGCTCCACTATCGAATGTTGCAATACTGTCTCCTGCTCTTCCTCCACCCATTGCACCTAATATACCAGTACCTAAACTAGCAGCAAGTATACCCCAACCAACAGGATTTGAACCTAATGCAATTGCGCCTGCGGCTGGAAGAGCTGCACCTAAGAGACCGCCTGCCCAACTTCCAATACCACGACCAATACTACCTCTTTTATTTGCAGATTGAGCTCCTTCAGCAGTCTTTAACATATCACCTGTTAGAAGGCCTTCTGATTCTAACCCCTCTATACCTTTACCATATTGGTTCTGTTCTCTATTATCAAAGAATATATCTAGTCCACTTCCAACGAAAGGCAATTTTGCACCTAGATTTTTCACAACTTGTCTATCAAAGCTTGCTGCAAGTTTCATTTTCTTGTTGTTCGCTATTGACTTATCGAGAATGTCATCTAACTCTGAAGGGGATACGTTTAGCATTTTTTTCAGTTCTGCTGGGTCATTCAACTTATCCTTACCGTATATGTTAGAATTTTCTGCCTTCCAGTTTTTCCAAAACTTAGTTCTTTTATCTAACTTGCCATCTTTATTAAATAGTTTATCAACCTTTCTAGGGTCTTGGTCATCAAAATCTTGTATGTCATTTAAATAATGCCACCTTGAACTATAAGATTCATAAGATTCTGTTGCAAGTTCATCAGGTCTTATTCCGCCTGGTATGGCATTTTTATAACTATCCAGTGACCTGCCAATAGCACTATTTGAATTAGAACCAAGTTCTGCACCCATAGAGCCTGGGGACATGGGATTATCTTCTTGTGTATCATTATCACCAAAAAGTTTCCCGAGGCCTATGGCACTTGCAAGACCAACTAAAAGTCCCCCAATAAGTTTACCCCTTCCACCTGCAATATTTTTTAAACCACCAAGTCCTCTTCTGAGCATGCCTGGTTTAGTTTTTCCAGCATCTTTATCAGCTAATTTAAATAATTTATCAGATATTTTGTTAAGTCCAAAAGCACCTGTTAATGCACCAGCAAGAGGAACAAGAGCTTTTGAAAGGCCAGGAAGAAGGGTGAGACTGTTTTTGGTGTTTTCGTCCCCACCCTTTGCATTCCTAAGAGCGCCTCCAACTACCAATGTTCTTAACAGTTTATTAGTTGTCTGAACACCTTCGTTAACTTCTTCAGTTTCTTTTAGTTCCTTTCTTGCGATTTTTATTGCAGGGTCTTGTTCTTGAGTATCTCCAGCAATTGAAGCTGCAATACCTTCCTCACCACCAAAGGAGAAAGCACTAGCGATACTGCCAGACAAGTCTTTGTTTCCAAATATCTTACCTACTGCATCTACCTTATCAACAACTGTATCTAAAGTTCCTAATAAATCAAAACCTGTAAGTTCTTTAAGTCCTTGACCGAACATAGTAAACTTAGTATCTTGTTCTGCAATTTCTTTTGATTGTTTTTCAACGGTCTCATTAAGTTTGTCTAAATTAGATTTAGACTTATCCATTAAGTTTTTCTGTACTTCTAATTCTTCTCTCTTAGTATCATAAATTTCAGTTTCAAACTTTAGAAGACTTGCAGATTGCTTTTTCTTTTCTTCCAAAAGTTCTTTATGTTTCTTCTCATCACCAAAACCTTCTGCACGGATACTATCATATTCAAGTTGTTGTATTTTATCTCTGTAGTCTTGAATCTTTTTACGGTTTTTAATTTCTGCTTCTGCAATTTCCTGTTCTAGTGTTATTGCTTTTAATTGATTTAGACTATATGTATCTTGTGCAAGTTTAAGTTTGTCTACAAATCCAGTACTTCCACTAAGTCTATCTAAACCTTCTGAGAGTTTTTTATATTCTTTTGTAGTCTTATCTACATTATCAGAAGTTGCTTTAACTATTTGTTGAGTATAGTTCTGTAGTTCTTTAGCATTTGAGGCCGCCTTAAAAGAACCTTTAGTAGTTTCTCTTAAGTCTGCAATAGTTTTTGCAAGTGGAGTGTTAACCTCTTGTAAATTTGAGACGACATTTTTAAATTTCTTACTAAACTGTTCTGTAGTCTTAGCAAGGTCTTGTGCATTTTGTTGTCTTAGTATGTTTATGCTATCGTCTGCCATTTATTTTTCCTATTTACCGAATGCCTTTCCTGCTTCTGATATACCAAATGCACCTAATGTCACTACAACAAAAGAAGTGTAGATAGTGTCAGATACCTTTAAGTCCATATCCCAAAATGCAGTAATTAAATCTGCACAACCGAATACGACCATTAAAAAGAATGATGCAAATCCTATGATTGCCTTTTCATTAATGTCATTTTCATCTCTGAACAATGCACCGATAGAGAATCGTTCTTTAGGTTTTGCAGCTGCTGTTGCAATCTGAAGTTCCTTAGAAATTTTTTCCATCTCTTTAATTTTGTCTTGTGCTTCGTCTAACTTCAAGACCATTTCTGTATACTTTGCAACGTCTATCTCAACATTACCAGTACTTACTTTCTTTTCATCACTCATAATTTGTGTCCTCTATATTATGAATCACGTAAACATAACGAAAGTTAACTTTGTTGTTCTTGTCTAATCCTCTCTCGTTCTTCTTCTAAATGATTGACAAGAAGTTTTACATATATCTCCCTTTCCCATGGTATCATTTCTTCTAATTCTGTTAATGAGTACTTGTGTTCCTGCATTAACTGAAAGTTAGATTGATAATAACCAACTAAACTCTCATGAGAAAGAGATATTAAAAAAAAGAGTTAAGTCCTTGTAGTACTTTTTCTTGTTTAGTACCACATAACTCACAAGTATACTCAATATTTTCCTTCAATGAAGGTGTTTGTATGAAATACTCATTTACTTTTTCTAACTGTTCTAGTGTAAGGGACTCTACAAACTCTTTTAAGTCAGAACTTTGTACATCTTTACACTCATAAACTTCATTTTCGTCAAATATAGTTTCTATACCATACATAACTGTTGCAATTAGACGGTCATCAGTGTCTTCTATGCCTTCTACTATGGATAATTCTCCAACTGTAGGGTATTTTAACACTAAACCTAAGTTATCTGTTAACATAAGTTTAGAATCTAGTGGATTTTCAGTAAGTTTAACTTCATTTAAGTTAATTTCTGCACTTCCACTACCTGTACAGTCTTCTTCTCCACATAAAAACTTAACTTTAGTAGTTTCACCTACAGATTTAGTTCTAATTTGTAAAAACAAGTACTCTAAATCAAATAAAGAAAGTTTATTTGCATCAATCTTACCAAAAGTCACACTTTCAATCAATTGAGTGAGTGCTTCTGCAATTTCTTTACCGTCTTCACTCTCTTTTGCAATCAAAAGATACTTCTGTTCTTTAACTAAGAAAGGTCTATACTTAACTTCTCTTCCATCACTTAAATTGCACACATATGTTGGTGCAGCTTGGATTGGTAATCCCATAATTTACTCCATATTTTATTAACCACCAAATAAACTACTAAAATCTCTTAATGAGTCTTTTAGTCTGTTTACTTGTGAATCATATTTATTAAATCTCTTAAGGTATTTTTCTGCCCTATCGTCACCAAACTGGGCTGCAAGTCCTAGACCTTCTAAAATACCATCAAATCTTCTTCTACCACTATTTAGACCACTAGGATTAACTTTATTATTACCGTTGTACACACTATGTAAGTCTGATAAGTCTGCAACTAATTTTGCATCTTTATATTCTGTAGTAAAATGTTGAAATGCCATGGTGACTGAAAATAATAACATATCAGAACTATCCATTGATAGAGTTTGTACTGCAATTGCTTTTGGAAATGCATTATGTAATGTATTCTTAACTGTTGTTGTTCCTTCACCCATTCTTCCGTCTCTTCTTAAATGTTCAATTTCAACACTTCCATGGTATGAAATAGGATATTGGAATACTGGAAGTTTATTTCTTTCGTGCGATACTGAGTCATATTCACCGTCAGTTAAAGGTGCAGTATCAGTAGATACAATATAATCCATCCATGCTTGTAATATCTTTCTGTCTACAAAATCTGTATCACAATAGAATGATATTTCCATTTCATGCATATCATTGACAACACCTGTTGGAACTATTTTAGTTTTTCCTACTGGAGAATATCCTTCAGTTTCTATTGTCCTTGAAGGTAAAGAAGCATTTCTACATCTCACACCTTCTAGTGAAAGACTTACAGCACTTGAGTTATTACCACCTGCTGTAGTGACATTTTCATTGCCGTCTGCGTCTTCAAACTCTTCAAATATTCGTCTTTGGTTAGTTCTAGTATTTCTAGTTTTATATAAAGTAGGCCCAAAGAAGTTTACTCTGAACTGGTTTGTCATTGCAGGAGTAGATAAGTTTGCCATTAACTTGTCTATAGAAAAACTTGGTCTTGAACTTATTCTTTTTGCTTCAGCATTAGCTGCATCACTTCTTAGTCCTTCTTGTAATGCTTCAACATCTATCTTTGGTTGAACATCTTTGATACTTGGTATTTTATATTTTTTTATTTCCATTAATAACTCTCTACTTTTATCCTACTATCTTTGTAAACTGTATGTGCATTTGTACTGTTAGTAAACTTATAAGCTGGTAGTAAACTTACAATATCCCAATCACTATATGGTACTTCTTTAATTTGTCCTTGTATTTCAGATGTAAGATATCTTTTAATACAAGGCCTTGCCCATTTTAACTTAGAAGATTTACGAATCAAATCATAACTCATTTGTATCCTTGTATCCATTTCATCTTGACCGTCAAAGTCTCTAGTATATCTTAATAATTCTGTTAACAATTCTACTCTTCTTAATGGGTGAATGTAATGTAAATTCAATCCATAAAAACCATCTGTTGTAAATCTAAATGGTATGACTAATGGAAATCTATCATAGTAAGGTAGTACATCTCTCCATTTTGCAATGTATGAGAACATAAACATTCCTCCTATGATTGGTCTATCTTTATCAATATAATTTTCAGAGTATTCTTCTCTTACTCTAGAACTTATTTTCATAGACCCTATCGCACCTCTAAACCAGTTTAAAGATTCTTGCGATTGTCGTTTTAACTCAACAGGAGTCATTGCACTAAGACGTGTGACAAGATTAATCATATTACTATTTATAGTTAAAAGGAATAATTTAGTAGAGATTCTTCTGTAAATTTAACTTCTTTTATAGTTTGCATAACCTTAATACTGTTCGCATACATTTCAGGTCGGTCTTCCGAAACATGCATCTCAATCATGTTAGGTGTAATAACTGCAAACATATTATTACCACTCTTAGAATACAAACCTAACCAAGTATCAAAATCAAGTGTTTCGTTTGAAGTAGATTCTTTGTCCCATAGAACAAACTCTTGGTCTAACTTATTTAAATGTATAAGTGCATGAACTCTATGGGTGCCAGGGTGAACAACCCATTTGTTATTATTCATATAGGCTTGAGGAACCGAATACAATCCTTTAGTTTTAATCTCATTGATTAACCATATAAGTTTTGTTGCATGAAAGTTTTCGTTGTATTCATAGATATCCATTTTCTCTCTGAAGTTTTCTGCAACAACTGGTTCTAGTTCTTTGTTTTCTAGTAAATGTTTTGCTAGTCTTATATGGTCTTCAGGTCTAGGTTCCCAATCGTTTTCTAGTGCTTCACCCAATGTGACTAATTTGGGTTTGACCACTAACCCATCAAATATTATTCTAAGCTCGTCTATATCATTTTGGGTGTTTAAGTGCTTAATCTCTTCCATTTAAATATCCCTCTACTAGTTTTATATCGTTAGGTGTGTCTACAGATAATCCGATATCATTAACCTCTACCATTTTAACTTTATATCCATTCTCTATGTATCTAAACATTTCTACATTCTCTCTTTTTTCAAACTCACCTCTAGTAAGTGTTGAGAACATTGATAACATGTCTCTACTGAATGCATACAATCCCATTTGTTGATAAGGTGAAATAGGTAGTCTAGAAAAATGAGTTGCATAGTTATCTTTATTGAATGCAACTTTAACAACATTGATATCACTGTTTTTATAATCTTGTTCTATTTTAACATATGCATTTGATACACTACCTAGTGTGTAAGACTCTATTACTTTATCAATTGCGTCAGGGTCAATCAGGGGTTCGTCACCTTGAATGTTAACATATATGTCTGCATGTAGTGTATCAAGTGTAAGTGCAATTCGGTCAGTACCAGTAGGAACAACATTATCAATCCTGATTACATTCAGGTCATTGTCATTACAATAGGTTTCAATTCTATTATTATCAGTGACCACATAGATTTTGTCCAGTCTCTTTGACAGTGTTGCACGGTCATAAACCCTTTGTATCATTGTTTGTCCATTAATCATTGCAAGGGGTTTACCCTCGAATCTAATTGAACCCCAACGGGCTGGTATTAAACCGACTGTATTGATTTTGCTTTGTTCCAGCATTCTACCTCACCGTATCCATATTCTGCATGTATGAAATCTACGCCTGATAAATCTGCACATTCTTTGTCTACTATCATGTCTCCAACATAGACTGCATCTTTAGGATTAGTATTACAATGTGCAAGAGTAAATAATAATTGGTCGGGTGAGGGTTTACCTCTTAGTCCTTCAGTAGGACAACATACGAAGTCAAACTCAACATCTAGTTTAGACAGAATGTCATGTGTTCTATCTTTGTGTTTAGATGTGACGACTGCAAGTTTCTTTCCTTGTGACTTAAGGTGTTGTAAATGTTCTTCTACACCGTCATAAAACTTAATCAACTTACTATTCTTTGATGAGAACTCGTTATATTTTATCATTAACTCATCTTGGTCAGTAAGTATACCCATTTCAGTTAGTATATCTTTGAATGGTTTACCTATTAACTTGAAGTAATCTTTAAAATCTCTACCAGTGTTAAGAGAGTTGAATGACCTCTCCATATTTTCTTTTGAGTCGATTAAGACTCCGTCTAAATCAAATATGTATAATGTCTTCATGTTAAGTGGTCTTCAGTTAATATTCTAAAATTCAATCGTCTATCTTTACAATACTCTTCTGCAGCTTTAAACTTTGCTTGATTGACAGCATAGGTTGCAATCTCATTGAGGTATCGTTTGGTTTGTCGTTTAGGTTCCTTTGGGGGTTTAAGTTGTTTCTTAGGTTTAACTTCTATAATCTCTCTTATAGATTGACCCTTATCATTAACAAACTTTATGTAGAAGTCAGGAAAGTATCTATGTACTCTTTTGTCTAAAGGAGACTTGTATGGAATGATAACTTCCTCACTACCCCACTCTATGATATTAGTATTAGTATCACAATAGACCATGAATCTTCTTTCCCATAGAGACCTGTATATTATCTTTGTAGGGTCTCCTTTGTATTTTTTATAGTTCTTTGGTTTAAACCTTCCGCTGTACGACATAAATAGATATGAATAAGTTATATACAGGTATTTATACATGGCATCAGTAAACAAATTTCTATCAAAACTCAATCAGGCAACTACAGCACTTAAGTCAGTTAAAGGTATATCGAGTAAAATATTTGGTACAGGATATCAAACAAATGTATCTACACAAGAACAAGATGTTGAAATTGAAAGACGAAGACTTCAGGAAAGAGCAAAAGCTCTAAAAAGTAAAAATGTTGGGTTAAATATGATACCCAACTATGAAGCTAAAATAAATCCTTCACTTCCAGCAACTGAATTAGTTTATCCAAGGGATAATCCTGTAGACAATTATATTCACTTTACAATTGAACCAAGAAAAAAAAGAGAAGGTTCACCAAGTGCATTATCAACTTCACTCACAGAGATTTATCTATATGCTCCAAATGTAAAGAATGACGCACCTTCCATTTCTTATAATAATGTTGATTTTGGAAACGTGCAGAGAGATATATTAAGTGGTGGACTTAATATTTTAGATATGGATGGTGGTGTTAGTGCTGAAATAAGAGAGATGTTTACGAAATTAGGTAATAGCATTGCATTGGGTACAAGTAATTTTAGGGACGATAGAACATTTAATCCACAAAAAGAAGTTATGTTTGAAGGTATTCAGTTTAGAACTTTTGATATGGCATTTCAATTTAGACCAAATAGTCAAGAAGAGACAGAAGAAATTAATAACATTATATGGGCATTTAAGACTGCAATGTTGCCAGATACATTTCAAATGGCTCAAGGAATCGGTAAAGAATCAGAAAAATTTAGTGAAAACTACTTTAACTTACCCAATAATGTAAAGATAAAGTGGCATGGTGCAATTGCAAAGAAGATTGATGGATTTTTACCTTCATTCATAACTAATGTATCAGTTCAATACAATGGTGGTAATAAACTAGAAACCTTTTCTGATGGTATGCCTTTGGTTGTAGATATGTCACTTTCATTTGTAGAGAATGTCTTAATGACACAAGAAAATTATCAGGGTATTAGTGCAAGTAGTAAAAAAGTAGACCTTAAAAAATCTCCAAGTGCTAGAGAGATAAGAGATGCCGCATCAACTAACGAGGTTAATAATGCAAAATCTAATATAGGAACAGTGATTCCAACATACTCCGACCCTGGCGATTACACAGCTCCTGATGGAACTAAATTTAAAGATGGTAAAATAACTTACCAAAGACCTTTTGGGGCTGGATAATAACCATGGCAAACGAACTATATAAAAATTTTCCCGAAATACAGTATACTTTATCTAACGGTAAAGTTGTCACAATAAAAGATTTCTTCAGAAAGGCTAGAATATCATCTTTCAGTCTTGATAAAGTTGTTGACTATGAATACTACGAATTAGACGAAGGTGAACGACCTGATGTAGCTGCATCTAAGATATATGGTGACAGCGATTTACATTGGATTTTCTTTTTAGTCAATGACATGGAAAATTACTATGACTGGTATATGAGTTCAGAAACATTTGAAACACATATAGATTCTAAGTATACTGGTCAATACTTAACTTTTGCAACTTCTGTTGATGTTGTACAATACCCTAACTATGACAGTCAAGGAAACTTACTGAACACTAGAAAATATTTGTTAGGAGAGAAGGTCACTACTGCAAAAGGGACTGGACATATCTTAGAAGTAGACCCTCTAAATAAAAGAGTTAGAGTGGAAAGGGGACTATGGGAACAGGGGGAAACTTTAGTCGGTTTAAATAAATCTTCTGAGATAGTAAGTATCATAGAACCTAGAGATGTTATAGTACATTACGAAAATGTTGATGGAGTTAAAACCAATGTTCCTACAGCTGGTTATACTAGTGTCTCTTTATGGCAAAACGAATACAATAAAAATGAAAACAAAAGGCGAATAAAAATAGTGAAACCATCTTATATGAATATAGTTTTACGAGAGTTTGAAACCTTAATGTCCAAATAGTATGGACAATCAATTAGGAAAAGTTGTAGTAAGAGAAGTCACCATTCAATATGGAGACCAAGAAACCGACTCTGTTAATATAGTAAATCTAGTAAATTCAATTTCAATATATGAAAGTATATTCAGTAAACATCTTACTGGAAATGTTGTTGTTGTTGATGCAAGAAATCTAATCAATAACTTACTATTGACTGGTCAAGAGAATATAACTATTAATTGTGAAATGCTAGAGGGTGGAAATCCTGTAAACAGAACCTTTAGATTATATAAAATTTCTAACCTTATAAGAGAGGGAGATTTAGTTCAGATATACACTATGCACTTTTGTGACCCATTAATGTACAGAAGTAAAGAAGAAAGAATAAGTCAAGCTCTTAGGGGTTCTCATACAGATATGATTGAAGGTCTTTTTGAAGAACTTAGTGGAGACCCTAATTTTATACCACTATTTACTGAATTTGAAGAAACACAAGGTGACAATCATCAATTCGTTGTACCAAATTGGTCTGTTAATAAAACATTAGATTGGTTAGTAAACAATAGTAATCCAATTGACGAAACGTCTTATAAAAACTCAATGTTTTTGTATCAAGACATGAAAGGACAGTATCAGTTTAAATCTATGGACAAAATGTTAGTTGATATAGAAGAAGAAGTTTTTCACCATGTTCCATACAATGCATTTAGTGAAGTATCTGCAGAAGAACGTAATTTAGTTATACTAAGTTCAAATAAACCACAAGAGTTTGATACTCTTCGTGGATTGTCGACTGGTGCATACGCTTCACTATTAAAAATATATGACCCTATTAGAAAACTAGAAAGTGTTAAAGAATATGATATTGAAGATACTATTCAAAGGAGACAAGATGTTAGAGATGGTAATAGTATTCTTGCAAAAGAAAGTCCACTAACATCTCTCATAACAAAAGATACTACATTTCCTAAACCACATAAGTTAGAACAACCTACTACCATACTTCATGAGTATACCACAACTCATATGTTTGATAACAAAGATAAGATTGATGATGAGGAAGTTTTTATGGGTGTTAAACATACTGATAATAGTAAATTAGAAAGACATGCATTACTAGAAATCTTAAATCAAAATAGAATAGAGGTTGTCGTACCCTTTACTACTAAGATAAGGGCTGGTAAAAAAATACAATTAGATTTACCAAAAGGTCAAGTTAAAATAGGTACAAACAAGGGAATTGACTTTGATGATTATTACTTAATTACAGGAGTTTCTATTCATATAGATAATGCGACTAAAGTGGGAACATGTAATTTAGAATGTTCAAAAGAAAGTAAACTATTATCAAAAATGGAAAGTAATTATAGTGAAAAGGTGGCAGTATTACTAACAGGTATGGACACTAAAAAAACATGATACATTACTACGGAATAGTTGAAGATAGAAATGACCCTCTTGAAATAGGTAGAGTGAGAGTTCGTATCTATGGTATTCATACTGAAAACAAATCACTAATTGCAACACCCGACCTTCCATGGTCTCAGGTATTACTTCCAACAACCTCTGCAGGTCTTTCAGGATTTGGAACACAACATGGTTTAGTTGAAGGGTCAACTATTGTTGGGTTCTTTCGTAATGATATTGATATGCAAGATTTCATTGTCATTGGTTCTGTTGCAGGTATACCTTCAGAAGGTTATCAAAAAGATGTAGAAGATAAGATTAGAAAAAGAACTCCCGATGAAGGTTTCAGTGACCCTAGACGATTAACTAAAGCTGATTATGATAAAACGGTTGACGGTAAAAATCCACCCGAAGTTAAAAGACCTTTTGGACTAGAACATGGATTAGACACTGCACCTATCAAACCAAAAAAATTAAAGTTAAACTATTCAGGAAAGGGGTCTTCATTTGAAAATCCAAAACTTACTGAAAAAGATTTACCACTATATCCTTTATATACAGACGAATCAGATGTATCAAAATATGCAAGAGGTGAGATAGTATATGATGAAGGTGGTGATAACGAGAAAGCTGGTGTCGTAGGATTGGGGGGAAGAGAGACTTATTTTAATTCTACTATCATGAATCCACCTTCTAGTTTTCATGATATACCTTCACCACAATATCCATACAATAAAGTTTATGAATCTGAATCGGGTCACGTAATAGAAGTAGACGATACAAGAGATGCAGAAAGGATTGCAGTAGAACATAGAACAGGAACCTTCTTTGAAATACACCCTGATGGTTCTCAAGTGACTAGAATTGTAAATGACAATTGGTATGCTGTATACAAAGACAATGAAATGTATGTTGGTGGCAACTGTAAAGTGTTTGTAGAAGGTGATGCAAAGATAGAAGTCAAGGGAACAACTGATATAGAATCTACAGGAAACCTATCAGTCGTTGCACCACTAATAAGTTTAAATGGCAATAATATTAAGTTGAACTCATAATGGCACTTGTACTTCCAGTTATACCCAATAGTCTTCCATGTCCTGATGGAACTATAATAAATCTTCCAACCAAGGCAGACTTAGCCAATGCAATTGCAAAGATAGGAGATATACCCAGTAAACTAAAAGTTTATCTTGTGACAAATGCAAGTGAGATAACTGAAGATGCAAGAAAAGAAATACAAAAAATTATTAAAGAAGTAGAAGACTTCATGGACAAACTTGCAAATATTGCTTCTCCATATTGGGACAAGGGAACAGTTCGTAATTGGGGTAAAGAGGCCAGAGAAACAATAGAAGAATTATTGCAAGAGTTTCATATCTATATCCCAGTAAAGATTATGGAATTGATTAGTAAGATTATTCCAGTATCATTCAAGGTCACTTTTTTAGGAATACAGATAGATGTACTTAAAATCTTAACTAAAGAAGAACAGACAAATATAAAACTCCAAATCAGTGCAAGGATAGATAACTTTTATGCACTCATTCCTGATGAGTTCAAATTGTTTGACGGTGAGTTTGGAGTAGAATGTAATGAGTGGAAAGCAAAAGTTATATGGAGATATTTAAAGAGTGAAATTATGGATTGGGTGACTAACTCCATATTCAAGTTATTTGATAAACTCATTGGTAAATTCAAAGAGATATGGGATTCACTAGGACTTCCAAAACTACCTGCTCTTTTTGAATTTGATTTAGGTGCATTAATTAATCTATGGAAGGCACAAGCAAAAGCAAAGTTTGGAGAAAAGAGTAAAGAGTATAGAGAGTATATTATAAACAAACTAGAAAGTTTAAACATTGCTGGATTTGACATACTTGCAATCATAGGTAGTAAGGTTGAATTAAGTGTACAATCACTAGAAGATAAAATCAATGAGATAATTTCAGACTTTAGAGATTTTATAATTAACTGGAAGAAGAAACTATTATTTGATTGGGTTAAAATTGTAGAAAAGTTCTTTAAAGCAATAGGTCTTGGTAAGATATTCGATTTTATAAATCTAACATTTTGTGATATACTAAAACTTGTAGGCTTTCCACAATCAATTGACATTTCAGTTCCTAAGAGTGTATAAATAGTATTATGGCACAATATGTTAACAACGGAAAAACAGTCGCAAGTGAGAACATTTACTCAGACTTAAATCTTTCTTTTAAATCACACCCAATTACAGGAGATGTGACAAGAACCACTGATGTTGATGCAGTTGTAAGGTCTATAAAAAATATAGTCTCAACTAATGCATATGAAAGACCGTTCAAACCAAATTTTGGTGCAGACATAAGGTCTATGTTATTTGAATTAGATACTACCATGTTTGGTCATGGCAGGGTTGCACAAAAAATTGCAAATAAAATAGAAACATATGAACCTAGAGTAAGTGATGTACAAATATCATTAGACGAAGTAAATCGTAATGAACTAAACATGACAATTCAATTTAAAGTAATAAACAGTATTAATGTAGAAGAAATTCAATACGTATTGACAAGGACAAGATAATGGCTATACAAAGTTCACAATTAAACATAACCGATTTAGATTTTGATGATATATCAGTAAACCTTAGAAATTATCTTAAAGGACAAGACCAATTCAAAGACTATGACTTTGATGGTTCAAACATGTCTGTATTAATAGACTTACTTGCATACGCTTCACACATTGGTGCAGTAAATACAAACATTGCAGCTTCAGAGTTATTCTTAGACTCTGCTCAAATTAGAAAAAATGTAGTGTCTCGTGCAAAAGATTTAGGATTTGTTCCTCAATCAGAAACGGGTTCAACTGCAATTGTAGATATTACACTTAGTGATGTTAGAAACCCTGATGGAACTTACCCGACAACTACTGAAATGACTTTAAGTAGAGGTTCTATTTTTAATACTACCTTTGACGGTAAAACATATTCCTTTGTGTGTCCAACTACAATAAAACCAACACAAAATGGTGATTCTTATATTTACAATCAAGTAAACTTAGTTCAAGGAATATATGCAAGTGATACTTTCGTATATGATTCACAATTACCTAATCCTAAATTTGTATTAACTAACAACAGAGTTGATAAATCAAGAATACAAGTAAGTGTAAACTCAAATGGTGTTTCAACAACCTATGCACTATCAACTAATATCTCAACAATAACAACAGAGTCTACTGTTTTTTATGAACAAGAAAACGAAGATGGGTTTAGAGAAATATATTTTGGAGATGGAGTATTAGGTAAACAACTATTAGACGGTGACATTATAACTATAACTTATATTATAGTAGATAAGAATCATGCAAATGGTGCTAGAACATTTTCAATGTTAAACAATATCAATGGGTTTTCAAATACCACAATAACTGCCTCTTCAGTTGCTCAAGGTGGTGCAGAGAAAGAGTCTATAGATTCTATCAAGTTTAAAGCCAATAAGTTCTATACTTCACAAAACAGACTAGTCACATTGAATGACTACAAAGCAAAAGTCAGTGAGTATTATCCAAATGCAGACGCAGTTGCAGTATGGGGTGGCGAAGATAACAATCCACCCGAGTATGGAAAGATATTTGTTGCTTTAAAACCTAAGAACTCTGATTACTTATCCGATACTGAAAAAAGTAATGTTATTAAAAAGTTAAATGCATTGAACATGTTAACAGTTAGACCGACTATTGTTGACCCCGAAATAATCAAAATATTAATTTCTACTTCTTTTAAATATAACCCAAATGCAACTTCGTTATCAGAAGGTGAGTTAGAGACTGTAGTGACAAATGCAATTAACACATTCGATAATCAAAACTTAAGTAATTTTGATTCAATCTTTAGACACTCTAATCTTATAAAAGATATAGACAATTCAAACGATTCAATTCTTTCTAATACAACAAACATTAGATTGAAAAAATCCCAAAAAGTTTTTACAGACACTACAAGAGGTGTAGTTGTTGAGTTCGGTAATGGACTTTACAACCCACATGTAGGTCATGCAAAGGCTAGTGGTGGTATTTTATCCACTACTGGTTTTAAAGTTTCAGGTGATTCAGTAAATACTCAGTATTTCGATGATGACGGTAATGGTAATCTAAGAAGATACTATCTATCGGGGTCAACAAGAATCTATCAAGATAGTTCTGCAGGTACTGTAGACTATTCAACTGGAAAAATTTCAATCAATACTGTTTTCTTTACTTCAGTAGTAAATGTAGACAGTACGATTGACTTTACCGTTATCCCTAATAGTTTAGATGTGGTTGCAACTAGAGGCAATCTAGTTGATATCGACCAACAATCTATTACGGTTAAAGGTGAAATAGACACCATCGCAAGTGGTGAATCAAGTGCTGGAGTTGGTTATACATCAACCTCTTCCAGTAGTTATTAATCGTTATGTAGAAAGTGGTCGGGAGTCCCCCGAGTAGTTTCCCATTAATTTGGATTTTATAGGAGTAAAATTAAAATGGCAGATAAAAAAATAAGTGCTTTAACAGCAGTCGCAGATTCAGAAATCGGTGCTGATGATTTATTGCATATAGTAGATAATCCTGGCGGAACACCAGTAAATAAGAAAATGACAATTGGTCAATTGTTTGAAAATATCCCTACTCACCTTGCAGTAGATGATATCACAACATTGACTGCAACAGCATCAAACCTTGCATCATCATTCGTATCAGCGATTGACTTGTCAGGTGCTGGAGCTTCAGTTGCATTTACTTTAGATGACGGTACAGATGTTGGTCAAATTAAAATCATTTATGCAAAAACTGAACCAGCAAGTTCATACAGTGCAAACATTGAAGTCACTAACTGGGGTTATTCATCAACTTCAGGTACTGAAATAGTACTTGACTCACAAGGTGAAGCTGTGATTTGTATTTGGGACGGTTCTAAATGGTACCCAATTTCTGTTTTCGGTGCAACAGTACAGTAAAATAGAATATGAAGGAATATGCAACAGATAGTCTAAGTTCTAGACTTCCAAATCTCTTACCTGAATTTGTAAGAGAGGAAAGTCCTGCACTTGAGGCATTTCTAAAGTCATATTTTGAATACTTAGAAGCAGAGATAATTACATTATCTTCGCAATCAGTTCTTGATAATTTAAGTTTGGAAGACGGTGTCGGAGACCTATTATTGGAATCCGATACCAGTTTTTCACCGACTTCAGAGTCATCTAAAATTATTACAGAACAATCAATTTTAAATCCAACATTATTAGCCTCTCCATTTACTAAAGGAGAATATGTTGTTGGTACTAAATCTAAATCCGTTGCAAGAATTGATATTGTAATTGAGGATAAGATTTATGTAAACACTATATCAGGAAATGGTTTCTTAAAAGGAGAAACAATTACTGGTAGAGAATCAAAACAAACAGGTGTAGTTGGAAGTTTTAAACAGAACTCTGTTCTTGCAAACAATAAACTATTAGACTACTCTGATATTGATAGAACCTCTGAAGAATTTTTACAATACTTCCAAAATGATTTTATACCTTCATTGGATATAGGTTCTACTGTTGACCGAAGGTTAACAATAAAACACATTAAAGATTTATATCAGACAAAAGGAACTGCAGAATCTGTACAGTTCTTAATGAGACTGTTATATGGTCAAGACGCAACAATTAGATATCCCGATAATGAAACAATATATCTAAGTGAATCAGATTATAGTCAAGTAAGAAGAATGAGAGTGGAAGTTGTATCTGCACCACCACAACAAACAGATAGAATTGTTCAGTATCAAAGTGGTACTAAAATAATTGAGGCAGAATCAGTTATAGAAAATGTATTTGTAGATTCTGTTGAAGACAGAAAGTATTCACTAGAGATTACAGATAATCACATTGGTAAATTCACACAAGGCTCTACCGTCACATTTATAGACCGTGATGGTATTACAGAATATACTGGAACTGTAATAGGTGTTGTGAATGATGTATCAGACGAATCATCTTCTACCTACATATCACATAATGATAGTGGGGACTTACTATTAGAAACAGGTGGTGGTTTATTACTAGAAGAATCTTCAATAGGTTCATTGTATTCACTCAATGACAAAGTTTTCTTTGCAGGTAGTAAGAATAACACGAATGCGTCAGAATGTCAAGCAAGAGTTGACGGTTTATCTAAAGGTGGTATTACAGAAATTTTCATTGAGGAAGGTGGTCAAAACTATGAAGGTGGAGACCTAATTGTATTTGAAAATACAGGAACACAAGGTGGTGGTGCAGAAGCAGTAATTGGTTCTGTAGGAGACGAGGTATTACTCGAAGGTGGTTCAGTATTTGGACATTATGAAGTCACTGCAACTGCAGGTCAAACCCTAGTGGGTGGGCCTGGTGTTAGAGACGACAATGGTAATCTAATTATATTCAACGATAATACACTTAAAGTTTTTGTTGATGATGTATTACAAACACCAAACACATCATATACTGAAAGAGACTATTCACATAAAAACGATAGAGTGACATTTACAACTGCACTATCTGTTGGTCAAAGAGTTGACATGTATACTGAGTTCAATCAGTTATTATATGAAGATGGAGAAGAGATAAACTTAGAAACTACTGTTGGTAATATTAGAAGTGTTAAAATATTAAGTGGTGGTGCAGGTTATCAATCAATTCCTACTGCATTCCCAGGCGGATACATTTACTTTGATGACCTTAGTGGGTTTGTTTTAAATGAAGTTTTGACTGGTGGAACATCTAACGCAACAGCAACTATTATAAAAATAGAAGAAGATAAGAAACGAGTAGTTGTAAAAAGATTATCAACTGATACTGGTGTATTCCAAAATGGTGAAATAATCAATGGTGGAACATCTCTTACTGCACGTGCAAACACACAAGTAAGTGTTTCAAGTGGTACAGGTGGTAAGATATTCTGTTTCTCAGATGAGATTGGTGGAATTAAATCACTAAACATTGTTGAACAAGGTAGAGACTATACAGAAGATTCAGTAGTATCAGACAAATCTGTATTCCCCATGTTGATTACTACACCAACTAATACTTTAAACAAAGGTGTGACTATTACAGGTCAATCATCAGGAACAACTGCTGAGGTTGTTAACTATGATGCAGATAGACACATATTAAAGTATACAAAGTTAAACGGACACTTCTTAATAGACGAAGTTGTCACATATCAAAACACCGACCAATTTGAGGTAATGAAATCCAACCCATTTAATGCAAGAGGTAAGTTTGGTGGTGAAGGTATAATACAAGAACAATTCTTAACAGACAAAGGACATATAAACGCATCTGCAACAAACCTTCAAGACAGTAGATACTATCAAACTCATTCATATGTTATTAAGGTTGGGGAATCAATTAACAAATATAGGTCTACAGTTAAAGACCTACTTCACCCTGCTGGACATATATTCTTTGGTGAGGTTGCATTAGAAAATTCAATTAGTGGACAAACAAGAACTTCTAAGTTCCAACCAACAATTATTATGGTAATGGAACCTGTTCTTTCTGTATCAAATGCATTTGCAAATTCATTAAGAACATATCTCTTACATGCAGATATGTCTGCAACAGGCCCCGAAGGTGGTATTGGTCTATTAACGCTTGACGAAGCAGGACAACCTGTATATAATACAGACCCTAGAACTGGTGGTGGAATAACAGAACCCGATACAGAATATGGTGACTCTAAAATGAGAAACCGACACATGAACATTCTGAAGATTGTAAACAAATCTATACCTTCAGTTAGAACTAATAATGTAAGAGGTGTTGTCCGTTCTGTAGGTTCAATTAATTTAATGGATAATCAAGACACATTAGACTACCATAATAGAAAATTTGTAGCTGCAGACCAAGGTAAAATTGTAGATTTATATCAACCAAGTGAAGAAATCTTAGTAATGGAAGATGGAAGTAAGATAGAACTTGAAGAAGAAGCATGTATCATGAGATTTGAAGAAAGAAGATTTGCAGAAGTCAAGGGAGAGGCTGGAGATAGAATTATATCTGAAGACAATGAGACTTTGATAAGATTAGAAACTGCAACAACTACAGAAGAGGTGCAATACTTTGTATCAGAGAGGAATCCCGACTTAAATGATAAGTATACTCTGTTTGAAAATGGAGATAGGATTGTATTTGAGGACGAAAGTGCAATGATTGATGAACAATCATCAGATTCTTCAGTACCTTCTACTACATTTGCATCATTTGGAACAAACTTTAAATCCCTAAATACCATTACAGGACAAAGAATATACGATATATCATATTACCTAAAAGATGAAACTGATGGCGATGATATATTATTAGAAGATGGGTATGGAAACATTCTAAGTGAAGAGTCTAAACCCGAAGGTTTGAGAATTAGTGACTTAAATGATTACTATCCTAACCTATTCATTCCCGAATTTGAAAAAAGGGAGTTAAAAAGAACAAATATTACATATAGTGCATACATAAAGTCTGCCTAGTGTTATAAATAGTATAAAATATCTGAGGAGATACTTAAAATGGCAGCAATAATAACAGAGAAGTTTCGTACACATAATGCGAAACAATTTAAAGAGGACTTCGGTGAAAGTGCCTCATCAACATACATTTTCATAGGTCGTTCCCATTCATGGGCAGACGACACTTCCCCACCAGTTCCAGTAAACGGAACAAGTGAGGAGATGGATTCATTTTCAGATATGCTTTCTATGAAGAAAGTGTCTACTGCAGATGTTTCTCATGCATTAACAAGGTATGACTGGACAACAGGAACCACATATGACGAATATGCACATGATATAAGTTCTACAGAAACTTCATCAGGTACAAGTGCAAACAATTTGTTTAGTTCTAAGTTCTATGTAATAACAGACGACTATAATGTATACAAATGTTTAAGAACAGGAAGAAATTCTTCAGGTGCAACAGTTGCTTCAACTGTAAAACCAACTGGAACAAGTGCAACAGACCTAGTGTATACCTCAGACACTGGTGCAGCTGCAGGATATATTTGGAAGTACATGTATACAGTATCTGCTGCTGATACAATTAAGTATGTGACTTCAGACTTTATCCCAGTAAAATCATTGGGTGCAAAAACTGCTGTTTCAGGTACTGGAACTAACGGTCAGTTAGGTTCAAGTGCAGACAACGACTCATCTTCATTATGGGACGTAGAAAACTCTGCAACTGCAGGTGCAATATACCATGTAAGAGTAGATAACGGTGGTTCAGGTTATACGCCTGGAACATATAACACTGTTGCTATAGATGGTGACGGTTCAAGTGCAACTTGTTCAGTGACTGTTGGTGGTGGTGGTGCAATCACATCAGTTTCAGTGACTACAAGTGCATATGGTTCAGGTTATAATCGTGCATCTATTGATGTTGCAAGTATATCAGGAATTGGAAGTGGTTCAAGTGCAGTATTAACACCAATCATTTCACCTATGAACGGACATGGTGCAGACCCAGTTGAAGAACTTGGTGGAAACTATGTAATCGTAAACTCAAGATTTGAGTTTAATGAAGGTTCAGGTGACTTCCCAACAGATAACGATTTCAGAAGAATAGGTTTATTACAAGACCCATTCACTGCAGGAACAACAACAGTTGCAACTGCAACAACACTTGGTGCATATTATAAAATGACTTTATCAAGTGTTTCAGGTCTATCAGTAGACGATACTATTCTTAATGCTTCTTCAGACGGAAACGGAGTTGCAGTATCAAGAATTATATCAATTAATGGTTCAGTAGTATCTCACCAACCAATTGCAAATAGTGATGGTGGATATGTAAACTTTACACAAAATGATACTGTTTTTAAAGGTGGTGCAACCATTGGTAATGCTGATACAATAGATAGTACATTCCCCGAAGTGGAAAGATTTACAGGTAATATTCTGTATATTGAAAACAGGGGTGCTGTGACTAGAGCTGCAGACCAAATCGAAGATATTAAATTAATTATAGAAATGTAATTATCGGGGACTTAGTGTCCCCACAACAGGTTAAGGAATATGCCAGAAAAAACTGATTTAAATATAGCACCGTATTACGATGACTTTTCGGAAGATAAGAAATTCAATAAAGTTCTTTTTAGAGCGGGTCGTCCATTACAGTCTAGAGAACTAACTCAAACACAATCCATATTACAAAATCAAATTGAAAGATTTGGTTCTCATATGTTTGAAGAGGGGTCTTTAGTCACTGGTGCAGAATCAGATGTAGATTTAGATGTATTCTATGTAAAGGTAAATTCTGCAAATCCTAATTCAGGTGGAGATGCAAATGTTGAAGATTATAGAAAACTTTTTCATGGTAAATTTATAAGAGGTAAATCTTCAGGTGTTGTTGGTAAAGTATTCACTTCAAGTGAAGAAACAACTGATGATGCAATTACACTATTCGTAAAATTTCATTCACAAGGAACAGATACAAATAACTCAGTAGTTTTTTATTCAGGTGAAGAATTACAAGAGTGTACATTAGGTGAAGATGGAACAGTCACTGTAAACAGTGCTAATAATAATGAGTTTACAATTAAACCTAAAACAGATAGTCCAGTTGGTCGTTCTTCAATTGCAAGTATATCAGAAGGTATCATATTTGCCAGAGGATTCTTTTGTAAGGTTGATGCACAAACATTAATTTTAGAAAAGTATTCAGGTAAACCAACATACAGAGTAGGTCTAACAATTGCAGAAAGTCTTTTATCTTCTGCAGATGATACAACTTTGTTAGATAATTCTTCAGGTACAACAAACGAAAATGCAGCTGGTGCTGATAGACTTAAATTAGATTTTACACTATCTAAGTACACACTTGATACTGCTAATGATGTGGACTTTGTAGAACTTGTCAGGGTTAATCAGGGTATCATAGAATTAAAAATCACTAGACCGATATACAATGAGATAGAAAACTCAATGGCACGAAGAACATTCGATGCAAATGGTGATTTTGTTGTAAGACAATTTACACATAGTTTAAGAGAACACTTAGACGACACTACAAACAGAGGATACTATACTTCAACAAATGGCGGAGATGTAGATAAATTTGTAATGCAAGTATCGCCTGGTAAAGCATATGTTAAAGGATATGAAATAGACAAGATTGGAACAACACCAATACCTTTCAATAAGGCAAGGTCTACAGTCACACTAAACAACACAAACACTCCAGTTAGACTTGGAAACAAATTAAGAATTACAAATGTTCACTCCTTACCTGAGTTTGGTAATGAGAGTGGAGATGCAAGTATATCACCATTTAAAGAAGTCACACTTTGGGATACTACAATATCAAGTGACGGAACAGAACCTACAAGTGGAAAGATTGGTTTTGCAAGATTAAGAAACATAGATTTACAAAGTGGTACTGCATCTTCACAAGAATATGATGCAAATTCTGTATGGAACTTATACTTATTTGACATTAAAATGCTAACAAAACTAAGTGGTACACTTAGTGGAACATTTACAGAAGGTGACCAAGTAGTTGGTGGAACTTCAGGTGCAACTGGTATTGTTTCATATACTGCAAGTGGTCAGTTATATATTCATGACGTAGTAGGAACATTCGTAGTTGGTGATGCAATTACAACTAATGGTACAACTAGTGGAACAACAACAGTCACTGCTGTAAGAAACTACAACATTGACCGTGCAAGAGGTGTATCACAAGACCCTGTAGATGCAAGTTCAACAATATTTACTGCAAATGTTAAGGTAGACGCTTCTAAAGTTTTATTGGGAACATTGACATTTGGTACTAACACTGCAGTCACTGGTTTTGCAACATCATTTACAACAGAATTAAAAGAAGGTGATTTTATAGTAAACCCTGCAAGTGGTCAATCACTAATAGTTGCAAGTGTCACTGATGACACTAACCTTGTACTCTCAAGTGCATCTTCAAGTGCATATACAGGTAATGTCACTAGAAATCGTGCAACTTTATATAACCAAGACCAAACTGCTTCTATATTTTCATGGCCAAGAGACTGGGTAAAAACACATTCATGTGATTCTATTCAAGTAAGAAGACAACAAGTGGTTGATGTATCAGGTGGTTCATTTACTATATCTACAGGTTCAAACGCAACCTTCGGTGCATTAAATACCGATAACTTTACAATTGCAGTTGTAAAGGCTTCTACAGATGGAAGTGCATATGATTTAGGAGACCTTTTAAACATAGAAGACTTTACAGGAACTGCAGCTTCAGATGGTGGTTCAGGTCAAACACTTACTAAATCAATTGCAAACAATAATGGTGCAAAACTTAAAATAACATTTACAGTCAATAGAACAAACCCAGCTTCTAGAAATAAGACATTGAGACAATCGAGATTACTTGGTGTTGAAAGTGCAAGAAGTGCTGGTGGATTCTTTGGTACTGCATATGACGATAAAGAAATTACACTAGGTGTTGCAGACGTTCATAAAATTCATGCAATATACGAAGGAGTAGGAGGAACAACACCTCTACCACCTTCTTCATATTTCTCAGTAGATAGTGGAACCTTCCAAGTCTATGAAACAATAGTAGGACAGACTTCAGACGCACGTGCAATTCTTATTACATATAGTGGTTCACTTTCAACTTCATATTATAGAATGGTATCAGGTACATTTACAGAAGGTGAAAGTATTGTCGGTCAGACTTCACTTGCAGTCGCAACAATTACTAGTGTATCACAAGGTTCACCCGATATCAAGTCTAGATTCTTCTTTGACAATGGACAAAGAGATGGTTTCTATGACCTTGCAAAAATTACAAGAAAGGTTGGAGAACCAGTTCCTTCAGGAAAAGTATTAATTGTATTCGATTACTTCACTTCAGATAGTGGAGACTTCTTTGATGTTGAATCATATGACTCTGTATCATATCAAGACATTCCAGTATACTCTCCAAGTAGAGTAGATTTAGGTGGTTTAGAGCCTGATGGAACATTTGAACTTTCAGACGCAGTTGACTTTAGACCAGTTGTAGGACAAATTATTGGTACCTCAACATTTGGTACAACAAATACACAAGACCCAACTAACCCAGTAAACTTATCACATAGTACAGAGGGTGCTGTTTATGCACCGTTTGGATATGATACTGGTAGAGATTTTGGCTCATCAAGAGTTGGTATATCATCTACTGGTGCAAGTGCAAACGATACCCCAGTGACAGGTTCAAGTGTAGTTGGTGACATATCTTTCTATGTTGGTAGAATTGATAAAGTATTTTTACATAAGTCAGGTTCATTCCAAACTTCTTCAGGTATTCCTGCATTATCTCCAACCAAACCAAAGGCAGTAGATGATGCAATAGAATTATTTGAAGTTCAGATTCCTGCATATACAAAGAATTTAAAAAATATAAGAGTCAGAACACAAGACCATAGAAGATTTACAATGAAAGATATCGGTAAAATCAATAACCGTGTCACAAACTTAGAACGAATTACTGCATTATCTTTATTAGAAAGAGATACACAAACAAAACAAATTTTAGACGCAGACGGATTCGATAGATTTAAATCAGGATTCTTAGTAGATAACTTTAGAGGCCATAGAGTTGGTGATGTAAATCACCCCGACTATCAAAATAGTGTAGATACTAAACTTGGTGCAATGAGACCTAAGTCTTATTCACAATTCTTTGACATTGAGTTTAATAGTGTATTGTCATCAAACTTCCAAAAGACTGGAGACTTAATTACTTTACCTTATACACCTGCAACATATGTAAATCAAGATAAGGCCTCAAGAACAATTAATGTCAATCCATATCATGTATTTAATTTCTTTGGAACAGTTAAGTTATCACCCGAAACAGATATATGGAATGATACAGAACAATTACCCGAAGTAAGAATTAACAGAGAAGGAAACTTTGATGCAGTTCTTGCTGAAAATACAAACTCACTAGGAACAGTTTGGAACTCATGGCAGACAACATGGGTTGGTGAACCTAACGTAGTATCAACAGAAGTGCAGGCCACTTCTAATGGTTCTTGGAGTGGAGACCCAGCACAAGGTGGTGAATGGGTTGCAGGGTTATCCGTCACAAGAGAAGTCACTGAAACTGTAGAAACACAAACAAGAACAGGTGTGACAACAAGTGTTGTAGAAGACTTTGTAGAAACAAGAAACGATAGAGTTGTAAGTATATCAATAGTACCTTTCATGAGGTCTAGAACTATTGAGATAGATGCAACCAACTTAAAACCAAATACAAACCACTATTTCTTCTTTGACGGAATACGAGTTGATAAATTTACTAAACCATTTAGTACAACATATTCACAAGACGGTGGAATTACAACTACATCAGAATGTAAATCAGACGGTAATGGTAGACTTCGTGCATACTTTGATTTGCCTAATAGTAATGTACAGAGATTCCCAACAGGACAAAGAGAACTAAGATTAACTTCTAGTTATTATGATTTAACAAACCCAGGCTCACAAGCGAGTGGTGTCTATCAGGCACAAGGTTTATTACAATCTAACCAAACAGAGATTACATCTACAAGAAACGGTAGAGTAATATTAGAAAGAACTAATGGTTCTAGACAAATTACTAGAAGTGGTGAAAGAATAAATGCACAAGTATTTGATACCGTGTCTCCACCAGTACCACCAGTGCCAGAATTACCTGTAATACCTGAGATTATACAAGACCCTGTACCAATACCAGTACCTCCACCATTCATTGCGGCACCATTGCCACCATTGGTTGAGCCAGAACCATTCATTGCACCTCCAGTATTTATTCCTACAACAAGACAAATACTTGATGTACCTGATAGGATAGAAGACAGAAGATTCTTTGATTTCCCATTAGAAAGAGGTTGGGGAGACCCACTTGCACAATCATTCTTGGTTGAAAAATCAGGTGGTATGTTCGTGACATCTTTAGATTTATACTTTGAGAAAAAAGATACAACATTACCAGTTTCTGTTGAAATTAGAAATATGGTAAATGGATATCCAGGCCAAACTGTAATACCTTTCTCAACAGTGACTAAGAACCCAGGCGATGTAAACACTTCAACAGACGGTTCTGCAGTGACAACATTTACATTTGAATCTCCAGTTTACTTAGAAGAAGATTTTGAATATTCATTTGTTGTTTATTCTAACTCAAATGAGTACACTGCATTCATATCAAGAATGGGTGAGAAAGACCTTGCAACAAGTCAGACAATTTCAGGACAACCATATGCAGGTTCATTATTTGTGTCTCAGAATGCATCAACATGGACTGCAACACAAGAAGATGACCTTAAGTTCCACATGAAAATTGCAAACTTTGATGTATCTAAAATACCAGTATTGAAATTTGAAAACAAAGCATTACCAGTTTCTACTTTACAAACAAATCCTGTTGAAACATTTAGTGGTCAACAGTATGTAAAAGTTTACAACTATATGCATGGTATGTACACTACAAACTCTAATGTGACTATTGCAGGAGTGACGGGTGATAAAGAAAATGGTGTATTAAATATTGCAACACCTTCAGTAAGTGGAACACCTACTAATGGAACATTTAATGTGTCTCTTACTGGTGGAACAGGAACAGGTGCAACTGCAGAATTTACAGTTGCAAGTAATGTTATAACTACTTCATACATAACAGACCCAGGCACAGGATATGCAACAACAGATACATTAAGTGCAGTAAACTTTGACGGTGGAACTGCAGACTTAACAGTGGATGTAGATATAGTCGGAGATACATTAGGCGGAGTTCCAGTGGCTGCAATCAATCAAACATTTACTGCAGTTGCAAATATGGAAATAGATTCATTTACAGTAATCCCCGATATATCTAGTTATGATGTTAAAACAACATACGCATCGAATGACTCAACAGTTGGTGGTGGAGAAAACGCAACTTCAACTAGAAACTATTACTATGATACACTGCATACATTGATTCCAAGTTTAAATTACAACATGACTAGAATTAGTGCAAGTGTATTAACAACACCTATGGATTCACCTGAAGGATATAGTAATGGAACTGCATACACTAAAAACACAACAAGTAAGTTTATCACATTAAATGATAATGTGTTCTTTGATTCACCAAGTGTAGTTGCATCTCCATTAAACGAAACTAATGAGATGTCTTCAGAGAAATCATTTACATGTACACTTCAATTACAATCTGTAAACGGAAATGTTTCACCAGTAATTGATGTTGGGACAATAGGTGCAATAGGTATTTCAAATAGAATTAATAATATTGATAGTTCTTCAGATGTACAAACAGGAACAGTCTATACTCCTTCAACAGAACCTGATGGAGATAATAATGCAATGGTATATTGTACAAGAAAGGTTAATTTAAAAACACCTGCAACAACACTTAAAGTTATTTCAGATGTGTTTAGACCACCAACAACAGAAATTGAAGTGTTATACAAAGTTCTTAAGAATGATGAATCAACACCATTTGATGATTTAAACTGGGAGTATTTCAATACAACAGGAACGCCTGATACAACTGTAGAGGCAGACGCAAGAAACTTTAAAGAATATGAGTGGACTGTTGATGACCTACCCGAGTTTAGTGCATTCGCAATTAAGATTGTTGGTAAAGGAACAAATAGTTCAGTAGTACCTATGGTATCTGCATTAAGATGTTTAGGTCTTGCATAATGTCTGAGTATATCAAAGTAGAAGGACATACATCTTTGTTAAGAGATTCCGAATCTTCTGCAATTGTAAATACGGACATAAGTGCATGGAGATTACAAAAACTTAGAAAAGATAACTATAAAAAACAAGTAGAAGAAATAAATAATATTAAGAGTGATATAAACGATATGAAAAACATTCTTACTCAAATAGTGGAAAAGATAAATGGCTAAACAAGTAGACCAATTCAGTACTTTAGAAGACTTCAGAAAAACCTTTAATGAGGTTTCTATAGATGTTGGCGATATAGGTGGACTTAGAACTACAAGTCAAGGTACTATTGTAGACGCAGTAAACAGTATTGAAGACAAGTCATTCTTTTTCCAAGAATTTATTTTTATTGCAACTTCAGGACAAACTACATTTTCAGGAACAGATAGTTTTGGAAATACACTAGAATTTAAAAAAGATAGATTACAAGTTTATGTAGAAAGAGACCACCAAATAAAAGATGACGACTATACAATAGGTGGATTTGGTGTATTAAGTGGAAACACTTATAGTCAAATTACACTTGCTACTGGTGCAACTACTGGTGATAAGATAACTGTATATTCATACACTGGTTCATACTTAGGAGTTGCAGACTCAGGTGTTGCAACAGGGTTCTTTAACCAAACTGCAGAAAATGTAATTTACAACAACAATGATAGTGGAATCATATTTAATGAGACTTCTATTAATGCAACAACTACACTTTCAACAAGTGCAAAAATAGAGTTTGACGGAAATGTATATCACCAAGATAATGTCACACTTGCAAGTGGTAAAACATTAACTGCACCAACACTTACAGATGGAACTATGTCTATCAATAGTGGTGCAATCACAAGTGCAACTACTGGTTCATTTAGTGGTAATGTTGGAGTTGGTTCACTTACTTCTTCAGGAGATGTCGCAGGAACAACTGGTACATTCTCTTCAAGTATATCTGCAACTGCAGGTACTTTCTCTTCAGATTTAACAGTCACTGGAAACACTACACTAAATGGTAATATTGATTTAGGTAATGCTAGTGGTGATACGATTAGCTTGACAGGTTCAGTAGATTCTGATATAATATCAGATACGAATAATACTCGTGCCTTAGGGTCTACTACTAAAAGGTGGTCAGACCTATATGCAGTTGATTTAAATGCAACAGGAACCTCTACATTGTCTACAGTGGACATTAATGGTGGTAATATAGACGGTACAGTAATCGGTAGTTCAACTGCAGCTGCAATTACTGGTACATTAATTACTGCAAGTACAAACTTTGCAGGAGACTTAACTGGTGATGTCACTGGTACAGTTTCTAGTATTGCAAATCATGATACAGGAGACTTAACAGAAGGGTCTAATTTGTATTATACTGATACTAGAGCAAACTCTGCTTTTGATACTAGACTTGCAACTAAAAATACAGCAAACTTGAGTGAAGGCACCAATTTGTATTATACTGATGCAAGGGTATCAACAAGAACAGACACTATATTAAATCACTCTAACCACACTAATATTACAGTAAGTAAAGTTGGTGATGAGTTGAGATTATCTGCAACAGAAGACAACCTTGCAAACAATACTGCAAATGATTTAAGTGATATTAATTATACTTCATCTCCTACTGCAGGTCAAATCCTTGCATGGGATGCTAGTGCAGGATATTGGGAACCTGTAGACCCAAGTAATACTACAGATAATGTTTCAGAAGGTTCGAACAATAAGTATTTCTCAGACGATAGAATGAATGCAATTATAGATGTTGCAACTTCTAAAGGTCTTGTAAAAACATACGTGGACAATGCGAATGGTGGTGCTGATGACCCTTTAGATGGGACAATCACAATCGACCTAAATACCTCGAACGGATTAACCGTTAGTAGTAATTCTGTTCAGTTAGATTACGAGACTACAAGTACTGCACCTACTCAAGTAGGTAGTACTTCGACTGGACACTTATGGTTTGTGATATGATATGTCTGATGAAATTTATGTAAATATAGGAACTTCGTTCCAACAACCCTACCAAGGACAAGGACTTGCACAAGGTCGTACACCTGTTATAGCACAATATATTGCAAGAAAACCTGCAAATGCACAAACACCTTTTACATATCAAAATAGACAACCTGCAAATGCAAGACAACCTGCATCTGCACAAACACCTTATATTGCAAATAGACAGACCCCTTCCATAGTTCAGGCAACTGCAAATTATCCATATATTGCATCTGCACAACAGACATATCCTTACATTGCAAATGCACAAACTACTACTCAAAATACAGGAAGAGCGCCTATAATATATCAGGCAACAGGTCGAACACCATTTACATATGCAAGACAAGGACAAACACCATATAGTGCAACTGGAAGACTACCTTCTACGTATGAACACCAAGGACGTTCACCATATAGTTTTCAACAGAGTTTCCAACAACCATATGAAACACAAGGACAACAACCTTATACATTTAATGATACTGGTCAACAACCTTCTATATATCAAGCGCAGGGAACACAACCATATAGTTATCAACAGAATTATCAGACCCCAACTATATACACTGCCCAAGTAAGTACCAATAGTCAAGCAACATATCAACACCCGACTACATATCAACATCAGGCGCAGATAACTTACAGACACCCTACGAATTCTCAGAGTGTATTTCAAACTACAGTACAAGCACAAATAACGTATCAACACCCTTATACAGCTCGAACTCCTGCAACTACAATTGGAAGACAACCTACAACATACACTTATCCCGACCCTGCAATTTGGGGCCCTTATCCAGTGCAAGGTGGACTATTGTCTAGTTATACTTACTATTATGAAGGATTTAGAAGTCAAAATCCAGTTGCACCAACGCAATATGGAGCTTCATTTGGTTCAAGTCCTTGGCCTGCGATTCCTTCAAGTACTCCAAGCTATCAATTTATGCAGCGACAATATTGGTTGAATAGACCAAGTAATTCTACTTTATCGGGAACACTGAATGTTGGAATCTTTTCACCTTCGATAACATATGGTTCTACATTTCAATATCTTCAAATTATTAAAAGTGGTACTACTACAAATATACCTTATGCAACCTTTACTCCAAATGGCTCGCCTATGACACCACCAGCTTCATTGTGGAGTGGAAGTATGCCTATTACAGCATCACAATTCCCAACTCATATAATTTTTAACGGTCAAAGCGTCACATTAGCGTTATTTTAATGGAGGATAAGAAATGGCAATAGGACAAACACAACAACCTTATAGTTTTCAATATCAGACTCCATATACATTGCAGGTCACATCTCAACAACCTTATAGTTTTCAACAACCTACAAGGCAACCATTAAATGTTCAGAATATTAGTCAACAACCATATTCTTTTACTGCAAACAGACAAAACACTGCACAATATCCACATATTGTTCAAGTGTCATATCAAGCAAATAAACAAACAAGTGGAACAAGACCTATTGCAGCTGCAGTAAGAACTTATCCATATAGTGCAAATAAACAGAATCCATATCCATTTATTAATAGTGGTCAGATAACATACCCATACACTGCAAGAAGACCTGCAACTACACCAGTTGCTCAAGCACAACAACCTTATCCGTATATTGCTGATAATCAAACACCATATCCATATATTGCACAACAACCTTATCCGTACATAGCAAATGCACAACAACCGTATCCATATGAGGCAAACGCACAACAACCATACCCATACATATCTCAAACTCCAAGTACGTATGCAAGACAGGGTAGAACACCATTTACATATAACCGTCAGGCATCATACAGTTTTGAAACACCTGCAAGAACTCCAAGTACATATGTGAATCAACAACCTAGTATTTACCAACACCCCGTAATCTATAGAAATCCTTATATTGCAAATGCTAGACAACCTTCAACATATCAACATGCATATCAATCACCTTATAGTTTCCAACAAAATTATACATTCCAACAACCATATACAACAACTAGAACGGTTGGCCCAATTGCAAAGGTTAAAGGTGTATACAGAAATAATGCTGGAAGTGTAGAGAAGGTTGACGAGATTTATGTCAATGACAGTGGAACTTTAGAGAAAATTCACCAGTCAGTTCCAACTGCTCAATTCAATAAGGGTTAAAAAGGTATAAATAGTATATATGGCTATACTTGCAAACATATTTATCGACCAAGGTGCTGACTTTTCAATCACTGTAGATGTCACAGACTCTTCAGGTGATGTATTAAACATGTCAGGATATTCTGCAGCTGCACAAATAAGAAAAACATATTCTTCTGCAACTGCAAGTGGAACATTCACATGCACCGTACAAGAAGCGAGTGGGCAAGTGACCATGGCATTAACAGATACACAAACAACAGCATTAGAAGCTGGTAGATATGTTTACGATATGACAGTCACCAGTGGTGGAGGAAACAAAACTAGAGTTGTTGAAGGACAGGCAATTGTGACGCCAGGAGTGACAAGATGAGCAACATAAAAGGAACATTAAGTAGAGTTGCAACTATCGGTGGAAGAATACAAGGACAAGGTAATCTTCGTGCAAAACAGGTTGCGATAGGAAATGCATCAACCTCTACAGACATATCAACTAAAAATTTAAACGAACTTGCAGATGTAAATGCAACAGAAACAGATGACGGACTTCTTTCATATGATGCCTCTTCTGATAAATGGACAACTACCACTTCTATAGACGGTGGAACATTTTGATTGTCTAAATACTAATACAAATCAAGGATACCAACCAGTGAAGGTATCGACCCACATAGTGAGTGGACAGGTTTTAAATATTATGTAATCAACGACCCCGAAAGTGACGGGTCATTTAAAAACAATTAATTTTTATAGGAAAATAAAAATGGCAACAGTAATTCAAATTAAAAGAAGTACGGGTTCGGCTGCTCCTGCAGTATCTGATTTATCAGAAGGTGAATTGGCGTACGTTCAGGATAGGTCGAATGATGGTGCAAGTGCTAAATTATACATAGAATCAGTAGACTCATTAGGGGCTGCAGCTATTCACGAAGTCGGTGGTAAATACTATACAGACATCTTGGACGGTGCAAAAGCAACTCCATCTAACCTTAAGGTTGGTAATGGTGCAACTGCTGGTGCAAGTGTACAGTTATTGGAAGATTCAGACAACGGAACAAACTTCGTTGCATTGAAAGCTGCCGATACATTAAGTGCTTCAACAACATTCACACTTCCAACTGCAGACGGTTCTGCAAACCAAGTAATTGGTACAGACGGTAGTGGAAACTTATCATTCTTATCAACAACATCAACACTTGCAGGTGCAACAGACTCAGATATAACATCTCCAACAGGCGGACAATTGCTTGTTCATGATGGTTCTAATTCATTTGATAACGTATCACTAAGTGGTGACGTGACTATGGCATCAAGTGGTGCAGTCACAATCGCTTCTAACGCAGTTCAAGTTGGAAATATTGACTTCTTTGTAGACGAAGACAATATGGCTTCAGACTCTGCAGTTAAAGTTCCTTCTCAACAATCTGTTAAAGCATATGTAGATTCACAAGTGACAGCACAGGACTTAGACCTTGCTGGTGATTCAGGAACTGGTGCAGTCGATTTAGACTCTCAGTCAATCACATTTACTGGTGGAACTGGTGTGACAACTTCTGTATCAGGTCAAGCAGCGACTTTCGCTATTGGTCAGGCAGTTGCAACAACATCTAACGTGACATTTAATGACGTAGATGTTGACGGAACACTTACTTCAGATGATATCACATCTACAAATATCAGTGTTGCAGGTAATGCTACAATCACTGGAAACTTAACTGTTTCAGGAACAACAACAACTGTAGATTCAACAACAGTATCAATTGCAGACCCAGTGTTTGAAATTGGTGATGACGCTTCAGATGACAACCTAGACCGTGGTATTAAATTCAAATATAACGATGGAGCTGCTAAACTTGGTTTCTTCGGTATGGACGAAAATACTCAGAAATTTACTGCATTAAAAGCTGCAACAGATAGTTCTTCAACATTTACTGGTACAGCGATGGACGCAGTATTCGGTGGATTAGAAGCAACAGGTCTTGCTCTATCAGGTTCAATTACTTCATTAGACGGTGCAGCTCCAACAGCTGGACAGTTAATGATTGGTAATGGTTCTAATGGAGACATGGAACTTGCAACTTTAACTGCTGGTGAAGGACTTGATGTGACTAACGCTGACGGTGCAATCACATTGTCTGCAGAAGACGCTACAACATCTAATAAAGGTATCGCAAGTTTTGCTTCTGCTATCTTTGATGTTTCAAGTGGTGCTGTATCTATTAAAGATGCAACTGATTCAGTAAAAGGTATTGCTTCATTTGACTCTGCTAATTTCACACTCACTTCAGGTGATGTTGCAATTACAGCTATTGATGGTGGAACATTTTAATTAAAATAGTTCAATCAACCAATTCAATAGGAGAGTAAAATGGCAACAGTAATCCAATTCAAAAGAAGTTCGACTCAGAACGAAGTCCCTGCGACTAGTGATTTATCACTAGGGGAACTTGCTGTAAATACTTACCACGGTAGGTTTTACACTGAAAAGAACGATGGAAGCGCTGCTGTTGTGGAAGTTGGGTCTAACCCAGCCTCTCTAACAATAAATGATGCATTAACATTCCCAACCAGTGATGGTACAAATGGACAACTATTGTCCACTAACGGAAGTGGAACCATAGGTTTCACAGACGCACCTTCTACTGGTGTCACTACATTTACTTATAGTGTGACTGGAAACCAAACTCTATTCTCAGGTAATGACGATAACGGAACATCTTTATCGTATACACTTGGTTTAGAACAGGTTTACCTGAACGGTATTAAACTTGTTGTCGGAGACGACTATGCAAGAACTTCTACTAGTTCAATTACACTACAAGCAAATGCAGTTTCAGGAGATGTTTTAGAGATAGTCGCTCAGACTTCGATTTCAAACTTAGTTCAAGGTTTCTTCACAACAAGTGAATTGACTGCAACTACGGCTGACCAAGTCTTGAGTTCAAACGCAACTGGTAATAAAGCAATTAAGTATGTCGTAATGGCATCTCATGCTAGTGCTGGAACTCATGCGACTGAAGTATTATTAATCAACGATGGTTCAAATGCGTACTTTGTACAATACGGTGATGCATTCTCAAGTTCTTCATTATTCTCACTTTCAAGTGATATAGATAGTGGAAACATGAGATTATTAGTCACACCTGCAAATACAAATACAACATTTAAAACCTTCCAAATTAGACTTTCATAAGGAGTAAAACATGGCGAAAACTAACGCATTTAAAATCGCTGAGTTAATTCGTGGTATACAATTTGATGTAGACAACGATGAGATTACGACTACTAAGAAAGTCAAATCGAAGGATAGAACATCAGGAGACGCAACAAAAACTGCAACTACAGAATTTGCACTCGATACATTTGCTCACGCAGATTTCAGAGCTGCAAGATATGTTATTGCAATGTCAGAGGGAAGTGATTTTCACTCTTCAGAACTTGTTGTTGTTCACGATGGTTCGGCCGTCACGTTAACTCAATACGGAACTATGAAATCTAAAAGTCTTGCAACTTTTGATGCAGACATATCAGGCTCAAATTTGAGACTATTATGTACACCTGCATCATCTAGTTCAACAGTTGTAAAGTTTGATAGATTGACAGTAGACGCTTAAGCGAAATAAAATAGAATTATTTTAGAGGGGGACTAAGTCCCCCTCTTTTTTTATATAAATAGTATTATGGCAACTAAAACTAAGTTCTTTACTGATTTAGGGTTTCAATCCTTAGATAACAGCACCGTAGACGGAGACTTAACAGTCACTGGAAACTTTACTGTTCAAGGAACTAGTTTAACAATTGACTCAACAACAGTTTCAGTCACTGATTCTATGTTTGAACTTGCAAGTGGAAACACTACAAGTGATATCATTGATATAGGTATATACGGAAACTATGATGACGGTCTATCAGATGGTGCAAGTGAATTTACGGGTCTTTTTAGAGACGCAACTGATTCAACTTGGAAATTATTTGATGGATTAGAAGTTGAGCCAGGAAATACAGTAAACATTAGTGGAACAGGTTATGCATATGCAGACTTTAAAGCTGGTGATATAGAAGCAACAGGTCAGTTAACTGCAGTAGGCCCACTTTCTCTAAGTAATTTGAGAATGGACGCAGACCAAAATTTAACAACAACTGCAACAACTGAAGTAGATTTAGATACATTTCCTCTATTAAGTTATAGAAGTGCAAAGTATCACATACAAGCATCACAAGGAACTAACTACCATGCAACAGAAGTTATGGTGATACATAATTCTACTAATGCTTATTTTTCTCAGTTTGGAGATATCTATACGAACACTTCATTGTTTAGTTTATCTGTTGATACCAATTCAGGAAATGTAAGATTAAGAGTCACTCCTGCATCAACTTCTTCAACTGCATTTAAAATAAGTAGAAATTTATTAAAAGTTTAACCTAAAACACACCTTTATAAAGAACACTATCTTCTAAATAGTATGTAGATAAAGTAATTTTTCAAAATAGGACACATGAAAAAATGGCAACACAAAACAAATTTGTAGTAGAATACGGAGTCAGTGTCGGAACAACCGAAGTAATCAATTCATCAGGTAAAATCGTTGCAGCTGCAATTTCAGATTTAACAACTGATAATCTTGCAGAAGGTTCCGCTAAGTACTACGCAAACTCATTAGTAGACACGCATTTATCAGACGCATCTACATCTAAAACTCTGGCGAATGTTCAGATTGACGGAGGAACATTATAATGGCTGGAGAAAAGAATTTTAATATTAAAAATGGTCTATCCGTTGGTGGTGTAGAGGTTATAACTAGTGCTGGTGCTTTAACAGGTACTGCAATAGAAGATTCAATTGACGATAGAGTTAATAGTCTATTAACAGCAGGTACAGGCGTATCATTATCATATGATGATTCTGCTGGTACACTTACAATTAATGGTCAACAAGGTGACATCACAGGAGTAAACGCAGGTGCTGGTTTAACTGGTACTGCAACTTCAGGTGATGCAACCCTAAACATTGGTGCTGGAACAGGTATCACTGTAAATGCAGACGATATTGCAGTAAATATGAGTGCATTCGATACAGATGACCTTTCAGAAGGTTCGACAAACGAATACTTTACAACAACAAGAGCAAGAGCATCAATTAGTGCAAGTGGAGATTTATCCTATAACTCTACAACTGGTGTAATATCATTCACTAATGATGCAGGTGATATAGAAAGTGTCACTGCTGG